AATGCAAACGAAAGCGTCTTTGACGTAGCATTGGCTGCCTAAACACAGCCTAGGGTTTCGGTGGGTTTCCTCGTAACAGAATAACCCACCATTCAAAGGAGATCATTGATGCATTTTATGAAACTTGTTTTCATAGGCATTCTTGGATACTATTTCGCGCAACACTTTCATATACTAGTCGATCAAAAATTTGAAGAGGTTAAAGAGAGTAAGCATCCGCCATATGTCACAATGGCTCAACGCGAAAAAGAACTTGACTGTCTAACGAAAAACATATATTATGAAGCAGGAACAGAACCTTTCGAAGGCAAAGTAGCTGTTGCTCAAGTAACCATCAATAGAACTAAATCAGGTAAATTTCCAAAAGATATTTGTGCAGTTGTATATGAACGAAATTTAGTGTACAATAACCTTATCTGTCAGTTTAGTTGGTACTGTGATTCAAAAGCGAAAGTGAGGCCCATCCATGCAGCAACCTATAAAGAATCCGAGGCTGTGGCTAAAAAGGTACTTCTCGAAGGATTCAAACTTGACATTATCAAAGAGGACACATTATACTATCATGCAGACTACATCAACCCAGGATGGAAAAGACAAAGAGTTGCCAAAATTGGAAAACACATCTTCTACAAAGGCTGATTGGCAAGAAAGACTTTTAACCTTTCGAGAAGGAATCAAACATTTTTTTGAACATAAGTTGAAGCCTAGTACAGCAGAATCGATTGGATGGCTCGGTATTGTTTTACTTCATGCCTCACTTATTCCAACTTTTCTTGCTATAATGGCTGGCATAACAGACAAGACTCCTCCTATCGATCTTGTTTTGTTTATGTGGGGAGCTTTAGTTATGGGATTTATTCGTGCTGCCATTTTGAAAGACACAATAAACGTTCTTACAATTGGTGCAGGTTTTATTGTTAATTCTGTATTTCTTGCTTTGATTTTGTTTAAATGAGTTCATTAGAGAAAATTTTAGCCGACCTGAGATCAGGAGTAATTTCTAAACCAATCGTTAGGCCTAGAAGATGGAAATTGAACTCGGGTCGTAGAAAAAAGAGAGTATTGAAAAGATTTGTTTGGGATTCTTATGACTTTCCGGCTCCCATTTTGAGGAATAATATGGAAGATAATAGTATTTTTGTTGGTGCATCAGACTTTTCCGATTATGTTTTTAGTAAGATGATGAAGGAGCGTTATGACTCCGATTTGTCTACAATCAATCAAGAACTGAAATTGCATGGTAATCGCAAAGTTTGGAGTGAGTATATGATGCAAGCTTATGTTGATTGTAAAATTCTTCAGATGAATGACACTTCAGGTATTATTCTGTTGGATAACTTAAACTTCATTCGATATGATGCATCATCGAATTCTATTGAAGTGAGAATTTATGGTGATGAGAGTTTTGTTCGGAGTGAGTCTGAAACGTTATTGGATGAATTTGAAGAAGTAACATCATATATCGAATGGATTTATTCTGCTAATGGTGATAGCGTAAATGTTCCATTGAACACAAATTTACTTCCTTGTGATGAGATGTATCCCTTCATCGATAGTTCTTTGAGTGAGTATTATGATGCATTCATGAAATCTAACTCAAATGTTCTTCTTTTGATTGGACCACCAGGAACAGGTAAGACAACTTTCATTCGTGGTTTGCTTTCCCATACTGGTTCATCAGCGATGGTCACATATGATGCATCCATCTTGGAGAAAGATTTTGTGTTTGCAAATTTCATTGAGCAGAATGTGAACCTTCTTGTACTTGAAGATTCAGATAACTTTCTCAAAGCAAGAAGCGAAGGCAATTCAATGATGCATCGTTTTCTGAATGTTGGTGATGGTCTAGTCACAACAAAAGGAAAGAAGTTGATTTTTTCAACAAATCTTCCTTCTGTTCGTGATGTCGATGAAGCATTGATTCGACCAGGTCGCTGTTTTGATATTTTGAAATTTGAAAAGCTAGATGGCGATCAAGCTAAAGCTTTGGCTGAAAAACAAGGCTTTAGTTTAAATGAAAAGAAAGATTCTTGGACTCTCGCTGAAATTTTCGGCGACAAATCTAAGACTGATCTAAAAACGAGCCACAAAGTTGGTGGCAAAATTGGTTTCTTTTAAGGAGATATATTATGGCTGTGAAACAATTTAGTATTAATCAAATCTCTGCTGAGGCAGATCGCAAGAAACTTCTCGATGCAATCCGTGAATGTTCTAATTCAATGACTCGTATTGAAGCTGAGAAGGATCTTATTAAAGAAGCAGTGAAGACAGTTTGTGAAGACTTGAAACTACCAAAACGTCTTGTAAATCGTTTGGTAAAAGTGTATCATAAACAAAACTACGATGAAGAAGTTGCTACACATGAACAATTCGAACAACTATATGAAACGATTGTAAAGTAAAATGCCTACAAAAGAAGAGATGTATAAGTTTCATGAAGAAATTGAGAAATTGATTTCTGGAACAGATTACAATTACATGGAAGCAATTATTGAATATTGTAATCGTACAGGAATGGAGGTAGAGGTTGCATCAACACTTGTTAATAAAGATTTGAAAGCTAAAATTGAAATTGATGCACAAGCACTGAACCTACTACCCAAAACACAACGTTTGCCAATATGACTGGATATGAAGCATTTAGCATTTATCATGTTTTGAAATTGCATTTCACAACGAACTATGATTATTTCAAGTACAATGGTAAATGCAACATCACAATCGAAACATTCGAGAAAAGAAAAGACAAATATTATTTTTATAAACTGTCCAGAAAATATGATACGGACGAATATAAAGAATTTGTTATTTCTAATCTATTGAATGATCCTGACTCCTGGGCTGGCAATTTACTGACGGATGAAGCAGGTGAAATTCACTACAATCGAATGAAGCGAATTCAATCATTATCTTACATGTTCAAGAATGATTGTCATGAACTCTCAAATCACGGCAAGGTTAACGATTTGTTAAAGGTTTGTAGTGACTATCCGAAACTCTTTGTACTGAGTAGGCATGGAACGGTCTGTGATGAGACTGTTATCATATTGAATTCATTGATGAATTTTCTGCCTAAATGGAAAGAAAAAATTAAAGAAAATATCATCTGGCCTATTGCTTTTTCCAGGTGGATGAGATATACTCCTTTTGTGAGTTTCGATAAAGAAAAATGTAGGAAAATAGCTCTAGAGGCATTCAAATGATTACGAAAATTTATCTTGATATGGATGGCGTACTTTGTGATTTCGAAGCAAGGTATATCGAACAGTTCGGAGAACTTCCAGCACTATCACGCGCGAACAAAGAATGGTCGGATAACTGGACCAAATTTGTTGAGACAGGGCAATTTAAAACTCTTGATTGGAATCCTGGTGGTCAAACTCTCTTACAAGTTGTAAAAGATACGGGAATCGATATTGAAATTTTGTCTTCTTCTGGAGGCAAAAAGTATCATCCTGTAGTTGAAGATCAAAAGAAATTTTGGTTGCAGAGTAAAGGTATTCATGTGAAGGTGAACATCGTACCGGGACGTTCACTCAAAGCAAAGTATGCAAACTCAAAAAGTATTTTGATCGATGATACTCCCGATGTTATTGAGTCTTTCAATAAAGCAGGAGGTTATGGTATTCTTCACGCTGATGTAAAAGATACCGTAAAAAAGCTAAACCACATCTTGCATGTTGCTAAATAATAGTATATAATGCTTCTGTGGACAAATTAAAATACACCGTTAATACACCGTTATACGAAAGGAAATATCATGTCATTTGCAAATCTTAAACGCAATCGTTCTAGTCTCGATAAACTCACTAAAGCAATCGAGAGCACCACTCAAACCGTCGAAGCAGGGTCAAAAGACGATACCCGATTCTGGCAACCCTCAGTAGATAAATCTGGAAACGGAATGGCAGTTATTCGTTTTCTTCCAGCACCGTCTGCTGATGGGGAAGATGGTCTTCCTTGGGTACGAATCTTCAATCACGGCTTTCAGGGACCAGGTGGTTGGTTGATTGACAACTGTTTGACCACTCTCAATGAAAAGTGCCCTGTGTGTGAACACAATAGCACTCTTTGGAATTCAGGTGTTGAATCAAACAAAGAAATTGTTAGGAAACAAAAGCGTAAGCTTTCATATGTGGCCAACATTTATGTCGTATCTGATCCTTCAAATCCTGAAAATGAAGGAACTGTTCGATTGTTTAAGTTTGGTAAGAAAATCTTCGATAAGATTACTGAAGCTATGAATCCAGAATTTGCGGATGAAAAGCCTCTGAATCCGTTCGACTTTTGGGAAGGTGCAAACTTCAAACTCAAGATTCGTAACGTCGAAGGTTATCGTAATTACGACAAATCAGAATTTGCAGATCCTTCTGCTCTTTTTGATGGTGATGATGCTAAACTTGAAAAGCTTTACACTCAAGAATATTCACTCAAAGAATTTCTTGATCGTAAGAATTTCAAGAGTTATGAGTTGCTTAAAGGTCGTTTGGATAAAGTTCTTGGTTTCGAAAGTGATACCGAGGATGCTCCTGCTCCCGCGCAAGCCCGTGTGAGTGAAGCCCCAAAATCACTTATTTCAGCTACAACTAAATCACCTGTAACTGCTGAAGATGATGATCTAGATTATTTCAAATCTCTAGCAGAAGCAAACTAAAAAAGAAACCCCGCGAAAGCGGGGTTTTTACTATCTCGTAGTTCCTGGAAATGATAAATTGAAAAATAATTCAACAGCATCCGGATTGCCCACTTGCGGTGTTGATGGTTTTGGTGCTGATGTTTGTTG